CAAAGGTAGCGTTGTAATACGATGTCTGAAGATAGAAATAATTTATCACTTAGAGCAGACTATGTAAGGGATATTCTTCCAGAATATTTTGCTGCTGATTATCCTAATCTCATTCAGTTTTTAGAAACTTACTATGACGCTTTAGATAGTGATGGTAATTTTGGCAATACAATAAAAGACTTATATGAAATAAGAGATATTGGAAAAACAGATTTAAAATATCTTGATAATCTATTTGATGAAATTGGTCTTAGTTTATCATCACAATTTGTTTCTAATCCGAGAGAAATATTAAAAAATTTAGCCAAGTTTTTTAGAGTAAAAGGTTCTCTTTATTCTGCCGAAGGATTCTTTAGAGGATTCTTTGATACGTCAGCAGAAGTTGAATACCCAAAAGATAAAATTTTTACTTTAGATGATCCATTATCAATACTTGGACCTAAATCATCTAAGAAAATGCAAGATGGTAGATTACATCAGGTATTATCCCATCTTATAAAGACTACAGTACCATTAAAAGACTGGGAACAACTATATAAAAAGTTTGTACATCCTGCTGGATTTTATTTACATGCTGAAGCACAGCTTTATACTAATCCAACATATAAACCTGTTGGTATTCTTTCAGATGCAACTCCACTAAATTTAAGAGTTGAAACTGATAGTGCAATGCCAAAATTAGCAGTTGATACTCGTATCATTAGTAAAACTGATATGGGGAATAGTGATATTCTTATTATGGATGGACATAAAGAATATGTATGTGGTTCAAACACTAGAAGATTTCAATATTCAAATATACTAGAATATGCTGATAGTGAAGGGTGGTTTATTGAAGATAGTTATGGTAGAGCATTAGAAGGTCCGGGTCTTTCTGTTAAAAATTCTGTAGATGCTGGATTGTATAGTAATAAAGAAATACATGTTGCTGCTATTGATTTATCGCCGACGTTAGAAAGTGAAGATAGTAATTATCAGCCTGGTCTTACAGAGGTTGCAGGAGAACCATATACAATATTTGAAGCCGCTCCGGCAAAAATTAAAACTTTAAATGCTATAACACCCACAACCACTTCGGCTTTAACTCAAATAAATGTTCCACAGGAATTAAATAAAACTCTCGAACAAATTACAAGAGGTGATAGTAAAACATATATTTCAAGAATGTATTTAAGTGGTGATTATTCATCAACTAAACTTGATATTGCTCTTCCTGGCTTGGGCGATTCTTTTGGTGGTGATCATTTCTGCATTGGTTCGGATTCCGATGCTGCAAATCATTCTTCACCGGTTGTATCTGTTTCAGCACCAGTATTAAGAGTTGATAATATATTAGATTCTTATGGTATGTTAGATGTAAATATTAAAAAGACTGGAACTGGTACTATTAATGTAAAATTTAATCTTTCACATAAATTTAACAGTATATATGAGTGGATTAAGTATGATTCCAATGCAGTTTTTGATATAAATAGTTTTAATTATGGTGACAACCAAAGTATGAGAAATGTGACTATTCAAGAATTAAGAAATAAGAATATGTCATATTTAAAGGACGCAATAATTTAATAGGTAGAGCATGTCGACAATTGTAACACAAAACTTTAAAAAGGAACTCATGATTGGGACCATTCGTAGTATTAACAATACTACGGAAAACTATTATATTGGCGTGTCTCGATCTAATCCATGGAATGCTGCAGATTCAGCACCAACAGCTAAAGATAATATTAGGATTCAAAACGAATTCCGAAATGGTCTTCAATCTATTCATCGAGTAGCAGCAGCTTCATTAGTTGTTCCTCGTAAATCTTGGTCTACTGGTTCTACATATGTTGCATATGATGATAAAAAAGATTTATCTGATTATGGCTCTGAGTTTTTCTATGTTGCAAATAATAATCATGATGTTTATATTTGTTTAAGACAGGGGACTGATGCAACTGGCTCAGCAGTAGCTTCGACAGTTCAGCCTACAGGTTCTAATAATGATCCATTTGAAACATCTGATGGATATGTTTGGAAGTTTCTTTATACTATTAGTGCACTAGATGCTACTTTATTTATGACTAATGATCATATGCCCATTGATCGTATTTTAGCCACAGATTCAAACTCTACTGGTAATGAAATAAAACAGTATCAAATTCAGAATGCTGCAAAACCTGGTATGATTACAGCGTTTGAAGTAACAGCAGGTGGGTCTGGTTATACCAATCCATCAGTTAATATTAATGGTGTTAATTATCCAACACTTGTTGATTTTACTTTAGATTCTCCTTCAGGAACAATTGTAAAAGCAGAATATAATCCTGATTCCTCAGGTACTACTTTAAACTATGTTCACGGATTAAGAGGAGCACAAATAACTCTTACTGATTCTAATGGAACAAATGGTGAAGTGAGAGCTGTTATGTCCAGCGGATTAGGTATTGGTGGGGATGCATCTTCTGATCTTAAATGTGGTTCTATGATGATTGGTGTGAGAGTTGATGGAAACACATCTGACTGGCTACTTAATCAAGATTATAGACAAATCGGTATTATTAGAGGAATTAAAGATTCTGCTCAAGGTACTCAGTGGACTAATCTCACTGGTGGTGCTTTACAATCTATGACTCTTGCGACACAAACAGTTGCGTTTACAACAGATGAAGTTATTGTTGGTGCTACAAGTGGTGCAAAAGCATACGTCGATCAAACTAATGGTAATACAATTCTATTCCATCAAAATGATTCAACTGGTTATGTTGGATTTGTAGCAAACGAAACTTTAACAGAAATGAGTGGACCAGGACAGGGTACTGTAGGCAATCCACTTATAGCATCAGAAGTTGACCCATTTACAGGTGAAATATTGTATATAGATAATAGGTCTGCAGTAACCAGAGTTGCTAATCAGACAGAAGATATTAAAATAGTTATTCAATTGGATGAGTGTTCATGACCGTAAACTATACTAAAAATTTAGAAACCCAAGTTTATAAAGACGACTTTGACCCAGACAAAGGGTTCCATAAAGTATTATTTAAAAGCGGTAAGGCACTTCAAAGTAGAGAATTGAATCAACTTCAATCTATTATACAAGAAGAAATTAAAAGACTTGGCACTAATCTTTTTAAAGAAGGTGCTTCACTCGAGTCTGCTGCTCTTACTTTTAATAATCGTTACAGATATATTAAACTTAACACAGATCCAACTGATGCTACAACTCCAGGTGTTTCTTTACCAAGTAATGTTTCTAACTTTAAAGATAAAGTTTTTATTGGACAACTTTCTGGGATTTCTATAAAAGTTATTGAAATAGTAGAAGCTGAAGGATCGGATCCGGCAACAATTTATGTCCAATATCTCGACACTCTAAATGGAACATCTGGAACTGAACCAGCTTCCGTAACTCCAGGCGAAGAGTTACTTGAAAAAGACGGTTCTGTGGTATTGGTTGTTCAAACAACTAACACTACTGCAGATCCAGCAACTGGTTATGGTTTTAGAATTTCTGCTGGTCCAGCTTCATTCTTTGCTGAAGGACATTTTGTCCATGCACCAAAACAAAGTCTTATTGTTGCAAAGTATTTTTCAAATCCAACTGCTACTATCGGTTTTAAACTCACACAGGTAGTTACTACAGCAGATGATGATGATTCTCTATATGACAATCAAGGAGATTTACCAAATTATACGGCTCCTGGTGCAGATAGATATACAATTAATTTAGAACTTGTAAATAAAAATACTATTCAAGCCGATGAAACATTTATCTATTACGCTAAAATTGAACATGGGTTCCTTGTTGAAGCAGTTACTGGATACGAGCAATATAATAAAATTAATGATATTATGGCCGTACGAACGAAAGAAGAGTCTGGTAATTATACTGTAAAGCCATTTAGACTTTCTTGGGATGAACATTCATCAGATAATACAAAACTATCTTTAGGTGTGAGTAGTGGCTCGGCTTATGTAAATGGTTATAGAGTAAGTAAAGCATCAGCTAGTACTTTGGATATACCAAGATCAACTACTGCTGTAACACAAGAAAATAGAGGCATCTCTGGAACATATGGTAATTATATACTAGTTGAAGCTGGTTTCTTTGGTGTTCCAGATGTAAATATTTTTGAAAGAGTAGATATTAGTGACGATATTACAGGAACTGCCCCTTTTGATGTTAACGATAAAATTGGCTCTTTAAGAATTAGAGGTATTGATCCTGGAGAGCCAGGATCAAATACATTTAAAGTATATGTGTTTGATATTGAAATGAACGCCGGTAAAATATTCAATAGAGATGCTAGGGCAATCGGTTTAGATAGTGGAGCTTGTAGTTG